ACTGTCATAACACCACACACCGGCAGAGAAGTCAGGCAATATTTTGAATACTCCATTTTGGGTTTCGTTTGAAAGATTAATTAAAATCAAATCACCATCAATTGTCATTGAACGGTTTCCAGCGGTTGAATAATCATTAAGTGCATCAGCCCATTCAATCCCTTTTTTATGGATTGGCAAAACTGCAAGAACATCGAAGCCACCACCGTTAAACCGAAGAAGTGAGCCATTAGCCGTGACAAGAACCACTGATGATTTAAAAGGAACGATTGACATCGTTTCGAAAGAACCGACACCGTATGCAAAATCAATACCCACCTGAATTGTGCTAACAACAAACATCATTGATTCGCTTCCTGATTTTGATCGTGTTGTAATAAAAAGCTGTGATCCCTGAACCGCAATTGAAGAAACTTGATAATCAGGCGGAAGTGTGAGAACCGTTGCATGAATTGACCAGTCTTGTTTAATAAATTTCACCTGATTGTTGTTTCCAACTGCAAGGACACCTTCAGTTTCCCAAACTGACATCGCAATTGGAGTTGTCGATGAAAAACTTAATGAAATTGTTGTCCATGTATTTGATGATGATTCATATTTCACCAACGTTCCATCAGAAACCACTTCAGTGTCATTGAAAAATATCACATCATTTTCAACTGTTGGTGTCGGGCGATTTGTATCACCACTATGACTTGAAAAGTTTGTCATATCCAAACCCCCTGAAAAAAGTTCATCAGAATTTAAAAATACATTCTGATCTGATGGGTACATCGCATCAATGGAATCAAAATCAGCATCATCATCTTCAGTCATTACCGAAACAGTCGGTGAAGCAAGTTTAATATACCCCTTATCATCAAGGTCAATATTTCGAGATTTAAAAATAGTTCCTGACAGGTCATTTATGTTTGACTGCAAGTGTTCTTTTGATTCTTGATTGGGGATTATAAATGTCATATATTGTTGATTACATTTTTTGAAGCTTCATCTAAAGGAAGGGTTATTTGTTGCCGTTCTTTCTGAACTTTCCAGTTTTCTAATTCACCCACCCTTCGAATGAGCGAATCAATCAAATCTTTCAGTTTTTTTTCTTCAGGTGTTGCCATATTATTTTGAACCTTGATTAAACCAGTCAGAAACGGTTTTTGATGATGTATTGAACCAAGTTACTGATGATTTCAAAAGTGTATTAATTCCGGTGAGAACAAAAGCCCCTGTTTCAGCAACCAATCGGTGTATCCATGTAAGTGTCGCACTGATTCCGGTCAATGTGAATGATCCGGCTGAAGCAACTATTGAACGTGTCGCTGAAAATAGAGCATCAAGACCAGTCAAAATAAATACCCCTGTATCAGCCACCATTCCTTTTCCAGTTGCAAAAACAACAGCGATACCAGTCAATGTGAATGTTCCCACTGAAGCCACAATATTTGAAGCCAAACTGAAAGCGGTTGCAATACCGGTGAGTGTGAAAGCACCAACTGATGCTGTGAGTGTGGTGTTTGTAGTTGACGAGTGAGTAACCACGAGTTTAGGGTCTTGTGTTGAGCCAGCGAACTCGGAGTTTTGAATTTGGAGCTCGTTGTTTGTGGTAATTGCGGGAGTTTCATTTTCTATGTCGTGTCCCTCTCTAACAGCAAACTTACTAATTCCTGTCTTGCTTATCATTGCAATACCAGTAGCGTTAAAATCCCAATCATTATAGGCACTAACTGTTACAGAACTAATATCTAGTCTATCTCCTGTGGCAACCGCTTCTGTTGGGTCTGTAGGAGCTCCTAGTAAGTCAAAGTCTGTAGTAGCGAGTGCTGTATCACTTGATACTGTAGACTCTACAATAGATACGTAGTCCGTACCGTCGTCGTCGGTGTTAGTTTTTGATATTACGTAAAGACTTAATGTTGCTGCGGAAATAGTATCAGCGTCGGGAAGTGCTGACGTATCAAAAAATACAGCAACACGTATAAGGTCAAAGTAAGTACCAGAGGTATTTTGGTTTCTAACAAACAAGTCGTTACTATTATCCGTCGTAGCCGTTGAACCCGTTGTCCCATCGTGGACAACCGCCCAAGTTGTCGAGCTTTTTTCGTTTCTAATCCAACCGTCCAATGCTGTAACAGAAGGGTAGAAAGTTGAAGTTGTCCTACCTATCTTTCCCTCAACTATATTACCCGAAGCTTTCCCCACTTGAAGAATGGTCTGTTGCAACATTTGGTTTACTGCGGCTTCGGGGTCTTCACTTAGATTATATGAATGCGGCTCTCCAACTTCTGTATTTTCACTTGTAACCGCAATGCTCCCGTTTTTGTCTGGTATGAGCACTGGGGGATTGAAGTATTGGAATCTTTCTATATCAACTGAACCGTCGACCCCAAACCCTATTTGGTTGTCGTCTAAATCCCAAGCACGAGCAAAAACTTGTACACCACCGTCTATGATGTCCACCTGTACTATTTCAATTTGTGATATTCCATTTATCATACTTTGTATTTACCAATTTTTACTACTTTTTTGATAGCGTGAGATTTAAGCTCCACTTTTTCTATAGCAGTAAGTTTTTTTGACTCCGTATGGATAGAGGAAGTTGCCAAGATGTTGTCGTATTTATCCGACTTTGTTTTTGATAGTATTTTTTTTGCCATATATATTTTACGTCCCTATCACTACCCGCTATTACGGGTAGTGTAGAGACACAAGTACTAAGCAATCGTTAGAACACCACCTGAAGCATCAAAGTCGATGGTGAATGTGTCACCGTCTTGAAGGGTGATTGATGATCCATAATCGTAATACCCGATTAGTTCATCATTTGTCGCTGTGTCATTGTAAACATACACATAGCGGAATGCACCAGTTGTCCCACCTGATGAAGTTAAAACAAGATCAGTCAATACAAGTTTGTATGTTCCGGTTGTTTGGGCTGATGATGTGGTGGTGATATTTCGTGTTGAAAGATTGGTATAAGCAATCTGTGTCAAATCCGAAAGCTGTGTCCACGTTGAAGTGTGGGCGGTGTTTGTAAGAGCAATGACGAGCTGATCAGAACCCAAGTTATGAGCTTTTTCAGCAAGTGCTTCTACAAATGAATTTACTTTGTTAAAAGTAGCCATAATAATTATTTGTTATTTTCTCGATTAGGAACTAATCGCCTTGTAATATCTCGTGATCTTTTACCATACGAGTCTGTAAGTTCACCTTTCATCTTCATTATATCATTCTCAATTCGTGTTACTTGTGGAAGTGAATGAATGCGAGCGTATTTATACGCCGGCATCAGCACGAGAAGATAGTGAAACAATCCATTGAATCCGGCTTTCTTTGTAGTATCGGAAGTTGCAAAATATGATCCTTCACGATTGATGAATACTTTCACCCCCCTTTCACCTTCAGTTCCATTTCGCCAGTTATAGTCAGGAACAGGATCAAGGAAAATACCGTTAGAAACCATGTCATATCGAATCGGTGTTCCGGTCTTTTCTTGCCCGTCAATAAATGAATCCACATTCACCCGATTTGTATTTTTACTTTGCTGATCAACTTGATCAATCTCAACATAAATTCCTGATGGATTTTTCACCATCACTTTGTAAATATCAAGGATGATATTTGATTGCTCATCAGTTGTGAAAGCATAACTTCTTTGCCCTGCAGTAAGGTCAGCTTCAATGAATGGGTACGCTGAATGATTGATGTCATCGAATTGCCACACTCCACCTGATTTAAAAATAAGAGCATAAATTTCATCAAGTGCATTATTCACATCACCGGTGAATTTTGCCAACATAGTTGAATCATCAGTGATGTCGCCATCATTGAATCCACATTCATCTTCAATGCTTTGGATGATTCCATCTTTGTTTGTTGTGTCTGAAAATTGTATGCTCATATTTTTAATTAATTAGTGAAGACAGGTCATGACCTGTCACAATCTGTCCCCAACAATTAAGTTGGGCGAAGATTAGTCAGGTACGATTGCTGTAACGAATGCACCGATTGCTGTTCGGGCTTCGAGCATCCAACCAATTGTGTTGTCAATTTTTGTCACAAAGTGGATGTTTGTTGCTGTAAGCAACGCTTCTTTTGTTCCATCACCATTTTCAGAATTGATCTCTTCATCCGAAGATGCTGGTGTTCGTAATTCACTATTTGCAACCCCTGCAACGATAACAATCTGATGTCCATCAGGTACGTCTGCAAGATTTGGCAAAACAGTGAAGTCGGTGACACCGTTCACATTCGCTCCAAGTCGCACTGAACGTGCTGATTTTGGAATGCTGTTGACTGAACTTCCGGCAGAATCAGGGGTGAGGATGAATGCTTTCATCGTCATTCCTTCAAAATGTGGATTTAGTCCATTTGGATTAGCCATATTATTTCAATGCTTTAAGTTGTGCTTGTAATGATTCCTTCTTTATTTCGTACTTTTTAGGGTTTTGCACCTTGTACGATTCAATTAGTTCTTGAAACTGTGCTTTGGTATAAGCAGGGTTTCCATCGGGCTTCTTTGCAACAACTGTTTTTTCAGTTGGGGCTTCAACCACTTCTTCTTCAGGTTCATTCAGTGATTCATCTTGAATCTCTTCCTGAACTTCTTCTTCGGTTTCAACTTCTTCAACAGCATCAACCACTTCTTCTTCTTTCTTTTTTCTAGCCATTTTTTTAATGTTAGTTCCTGACTAGGGATGTTTGGGTCACGATTTGAGAAATAGGTGAACAAAACTCATTTCACAACCCAAACACCCCCAATCAGGGGGTGAGTAATTTAGGCGAGTGTGATGTCTACCACAAGGGCAGTCTTTGGTGTCCAAAGCTTGAAGCCAACGTAACCGTAAGTTACAACTTCCATTCCAGTTTTAAGTGAAACAGCTTTTTCTTCGAATCGCACTCCACGAGGTGAAGCGTATGTTGATACATTCTTCACTCCGAATACACGGTGTCCTGCATTTGTGTATGTAGTTGTACCAAGAGTTTCTGAAGCGAAAGTTCCTGAACGTACAACGTAAATGTCCACACCGTTATAAACATCCATGAAGCCGTTCTTCAAAGCAGAATCAGCGAAGCTGAAACCGTTTGTTGATTGTGCTTGCATGAAACCTGAAACGTCAGTGTTTTCAATTACAAGGAAAAGTCCTTTGTACACATCTGCATATCCGGCAACAAGACCAACGAGATCACCCATGATTTCGTTAATGTTTGAAGCCCCGAATCCGCCAACCGGTGTTGTGTAAGCACCTGTTGCATCTTCAGTAAGATTGTTCAACACAAATCGGTCAATCTTTGTCGCAACCTGATACACAGTTTCGTCAGTTCGGCTTGCGAACATATCGAAGTTAGTAAGGATGTCTTCAAAGTCGTGAATGTGTTCTGCAACGATAACTTCATCGGTCACTGTCAATGTGTCGTCAGTAGTTGTGAAGTTTGAAACTGTATAAGTTCCCAAAATCGCTTGAACAGTTGCAGTTGGTTGTGAACCGTATGGTGATTGAATTCGCTTGTTGTCTGAACGATCAACTTCACAAATTGCTTCACACACAAGACGGTTTCGCAATTGCTGTTCGAGTGTCGCTTTTCGGTATTTGTCACGATATGTTCGTGAACTGATTGTATTAGCCATGTGAATTAAAATTAGAATTAATTCACCTATTTTTTCTAACTAACCCCAAGTCGAAGCTTCGCAAGTCGGCTCATATCTTCATCGGATTCAGGCATGATTCCCTTTTTGGCGTTTGCCATCAATTCATCATCTGAAGTTCCTGATGTAGTTTTTGCGGTCTTACCTGTATTTGTTGCATCTGCAACTGTACGAGCTTCTTTGTTTGTTTCGAGAATAGCTTTTACAACGCTTGAAGCAAGTGCTTCTTTGACTGAAACCCCTTTGAGTTTCGCATATTCCATAACTTCGGGGATATCGTCTTCATGCAAGTCACTTCGAGTTAAAGTAATCAGATCAGATTGTGAAAGTTCAGCTTTCACTTCATCTTTCTTTTCAGTCTTCACTTCATCCTTTTTCTCTTCCGGCTTTTCTTGAGATTTTTCATATTTCCCACGCCAGTGTGCTTTTTGTGCTGTCAAAGTCTTGATCGCTTTATCCTTATCTTCTTGTGAAGCATCATCGGGCAAATCTTCGATATTGAAATCAAGATCAATTTCTTCGGCTTTCTCTTCAACTTTTACGTCTGTTTCTTTTGTAGTTTCACTCATGTTTAGTCATGTTATCTTTTTAGAGACTTTAGTGTCATTTAATAATATTGTACCACACGTTTACTTTGTGGAATTCATCGCAAGACGTTTTTTTGTTTCTTCCGGTGTCTCATTTTTCTTTTCCGCAAGAACTGCCAACTGTGACAACTGAAATTCTGAATGTGTGATCAGACCATTTCGGGCAGTCCATTCCACATAAAGCTTTTCATCGTCAAGACTGAAATCGGGCTTGAAACCAATGATTTCTTCAGTTGGCTTTGTATCGTCTGATTCAAGTCGCTTCAATCCGGCTTCGATTAATTCCATCAACCTTGCCCGAACCTTCAGTGCTGTGGTTGATTCTTCCGGTGACTTGTCTTTATTATCAACCGTTAGCCAAAGATCAATCACCTGACCGATAGGTGTATCAAGTTCGATTTCAGGAAGATATGTTTTCCGAATTAATTCCTTGATCGCATCATTTTCACGAATCGGCTTCAATGTATCAAGATCAGTTTTTGTAAACTTTGCTTGAAAGAATACCTTTCGCATTACGAGTAACAATGCAGGGTTTTCACCAAAAGTGTTTTTGATTAAACCAAGTTCATTGTTTCCATAACGCATTTTTTGTTTTGTTTTTTGTTCAGCCATATTTTTTATTATTGATTAAGTCCAACTGTGTCAGCCGGAATTGCCGGTGGTGCAACCGCACCTGTTGGGATTGGTTGCTTTGGCGATTCTGACATTTCAATTGGTGATACTGCACCGGTCATGCTCAAAATCTTGTTGAACAACATTTTCGCATTTGGATCAGTGAGAACCGCCGGATTGGTTGCAATAGTTTGAAGCACTGTTGTGAGTGTCGTCATGTGTGATTGTGTCGCACTTTCTTCACCGGTCACATCAACTTCAGATTCCCACACTATCCCTTCAAAGTATTTGTCCCATTCA